AGGAACAGATGACCGATGAAAACTTCGCAGGTCACATCATCTCTCCCGTTTCGCGGATCGGCGCGTTGCCGGCGACCAGATCGCCTGTATCAATCGCCGCGGCAATCGTTCCCATCACTATATCCTGAATCTGCTCGGGTTGCATACTGTTTGCAAACGCCTGCATCCGCTTTGTCTCGGCGTCGTAAGCCTTGATCTGCGTGTTCTGTTCGTCAATCGCCAGCTTTTGCATGTCATAGCTCTGCTGGAGCTGCTGGATGAGCGCCGTCGTCTGTTCCATAGACGCCGCCATCTCCTCCATCTGCCGGCGCATGATCTGCGCCTCGGGCGAGCCGTCGGTGCCCTCCAGAACGGCCGGGTCCAGCACCTTGGCGAACCGCGCGGCCATCTCCTGCGCGCCGGGCCAGTCCATGTTGCGGATGAACAGGTCGCCCGCCACCTTCCACAGCTCCGGGTTGGACTGAAGCAGCATCTGCATAGCGTCGAGGGCTTCCTGACGCTTGGTCATGTAGCCTGGTCCGGTCGTGACCATGACGTCGTAGATGCCGATAGACGGGTTGTAGATGCGCTCGATCTCGATGCCCTGCTCGTCCTTAAGGACACGCACGGGCTCCGGCTGCATCGGGTTGATCCGCACCATGCTGACTTCATTGTCTATGCCAATGATGCGGGCCACACGTTCGGTGTCGTAAATCTTCGGTATAAGATCGACGATCTGGCGCGTGACGTAGCGGATGGCCCGTGAAAGGTTATCCACATAATGGTAAGTCGATGTGTCGCCTTGCTTCTCACGGGCAAGAATTGCACGACCCGTACGTTCGTTGGAGTCCGCCCCAATAGAGCTGTCGTATTGGCCCGTGGTCGACTTGATGTCATCAGCCGCCCCCAGCTTGGCCTGTAGCAGCCCTGTCTGGGCCATCGGAGGAGCCGCCCGTTCGGGCAGGGGCAGCGGATTGCCCGCCCCGTCCGTTACGTCCGGGTTGACCTCAAGATATGGCCAGTTGTTGGTGTTCGCTGTCTTCCAGTTGGTCTCGTAGCCCTCAAACTGGCCGCCGTAGCCAATGAACGGAGCCTTGGGCGCCAGCGCCAGCATCTCTGCTTCCTGGCTGACCCAGTAGTTATACATGCGCTGGGCGTCTTTGGCGTTGCGCACGAGCCCGGACACGTAGATCTGACCGTCGACCTCGAACTCGTTGCCGACGACGCGGATGACGGGGATGTGCTTGCCCGCCCAGTCGCTGCTCTCAAGGATTTCGTAGCCGTTCGTCTTGACCCACTTGACCTGCTTGCGGTCGACCGACCGGCTGCGCAGCGGCTTGCCGAACTGCTGCTTCAGCATCTTGTCCTGCGGCGTGCCGTCGAACGCGGTTACATTGCCCGGATAGAGGTTCAGGGTCGCCTTTTTATGCTCGTAATAGAAATACTCCGCGATGCGGATCGTCTCGCTGTTGACCCACATGGCGAGCGTCTGGTCGCCCACGCCCTGCGCCTGAAGCGACGAGATCGGCGCAGCGTCCGGGAACATGCGCTCATAGTCTTCCTTCAGCACGTCCTCGGTGATGAAGCACCACTCGGCGTCCGCGCCGCAGGGGTCTTGAATGGACGGGTCCATATAGACCGAGAAGGCGTTTCTGACACGCTTGATCTTGATGTCCTGATCGAAGCTGTCCTCGCGGCAATACTCCGTCACGAGGCGGATATAGCCCTCGCCGTAGGTGACCTGGTTGTCGCAGGCCGTGTCGTAGGCCACGTCCGCGTCTGACAGATACTCAATATGGCGCACGATCCCGTTGAAGATGTCCGCGACCTGCACGTCCGCGAGGTCGTCGGCCGGGATGACCTTGCCCTGCGGCCGGTTCTGCCGCTGCTCGTTGGTCACGAGCCGGACGTGCTGCGGCAGCTTGTTGATCGTCAGGCACGGCCGCGCGTTGATCGTCTGGCCCTGCACCGCCCCGCGGGTCGCCAGCACGTCCGCCGGCCATTGCCACTGGTTGTCCGGGCTGCCCGCCATGAAGCGTAGATCGTCAAGCTCGTCTTCGCGGCTGTCCGAGTAGGCTGAAACGGCGATCTTCAGCCGGCCGCGCATGGTGTTGAGGACGTCATCGTCCCCGCCAGCGACCGATTTAGCGCCTTTGATGCCGTTGTTGTCCATTATTTGCAGGACTTTCCTTTTTTAGCCGCAGCCTTGCGTTTTACGTCATACGCAATCGCAACTGCTTGTTTTTGCGGCTTTCCGGAGGCCATTTCCGCCTTGATGTTCTTGCGGAAGGCGTTTTTGGACGACGATTTCACGAGAGGCATTACTTTTTCCTCGTTTTGGCGGATTCCCTGAACGCCTTGGCCGTCGGAGCGCCCTTTGCGCCCGGTTTGCGCATCTTCTCGCCCGATCCGGCGGCGATGCGGGCCTTTTTGGCGTGAATATTGGCGTAGAGACCGGGTTTACTTGCCACAGTTCCACCTCTTCATGCTGGCTTTTGCCCGTTCGGCGTTCTTCGACTTGGCGACAACGCCGCCCATACGGGCACAAAACGACTTTTTGCGCCCCTCGTCGGCTTTTGTCTTCGGGTTCGGCGCCGGGGGCTTCAGTTTGCTGCCTGTAGCAGCATTATAGCGCGCCCTGCCCTTGGCGGTCAGGCCAGCGCCTTCCTTCGTGGACAGTTTCTCGCCGCGCCCGACGGACAATGATACGGATTTCTTGGCCATCAGGACGCCATCCATGATGATGTGTTCGCGCCCGAACCGTAGCTTATTCTAGGGCGATTGTCTACTCGCGCCTCTCTGTGCGCCACGGGGAAAGCGAAAGTAACGGCTATCGCGTCCGCGGCGTCGGGGCTGGCGAGCCCACGGGCTTTCATATCCTTCTTGCTCTCCAGGAAGATCGCCCCCTTCGAGTCCGGCTTCATCATCGGCCCCGTCAGGTCGCCCTTCAGATACCTGTCGTTCGGAATGCTCGCCGTCTTCAGCCATTCCTTCATCGACCCCCACATCTCGGCCCGCTTGTTGCCATACATGATCGGCTTGCTGCTGCGCTGCCCGAAGTTGACGCCCCTGATCTTGTATCTCTGCTCCTTGAGCCGGTCGACGACGCCCGCGCCCAGCCCGCCCTCGTCGATGACCACCAGCGCCGGCGTGTAGGTCTGTATGGCGTCGATGACGTGCCCCACGACCGTCATGGTGTCGTCGCCGCGGTGCCGCTGGATCGCGATGATGTCCCTGCCCTGCCGCACCGCTATGACCGTCGCGTCCGACCCGAACCGCGCCGGGTCCACCCCGATCACGATGGGCGCGCTCTGGTCCGCCCACTTCGGTCTTGCCGCCGCCTCGGCCACCAGCGACGCCGGGATGAACTGGTCATCCCCTGCGTTCGGAAACTCACCATAGACCTCGACGTGCGCCTGCGTGCTGTCCGGCCCATACTCGTCGATGATTTGCTGGTAGACCTGCTTGTCCGTCCCCTCGACCGATCTGGCGTCTACGATCTTGTTGCGCCAGAAGTCCCTCTTCGAGTTAAAGCACTCATAGAAGTAGCCCGAGTTGCGGCGCGGGTTGCTGAACGCCAGCCAGAACCTGTGCGGCGTGTTCTCCGTAAAGAAGCCGCTGGCGACCGACCATATACTGTCGTCGATGCCGCTGGCCTCGTCGAAGATCAGCATGACGCCCGCGAAGTTGTGGACGCCCGCGTAGCTGTCCGGATTCTCGGCCGACCACAGACGCCCCTCGACGCCCCAGTAGCGCGTGCCCAGCTTCAGATCCCGCTCGACCAGCTCCGTGATCCACTTGGCCGGGGCGACACGGGTGGCCGACACCTCAAACCAGTGGTTCTGAAGCGACATGCTCAGCCATTTCGTAATCTCGGCCCATGTGACGCTGCGGAGCTGCGATTCCGAGTTGGCCGACACGATGGTCGTCGAGCCGATCCGCGTCGTCAGCATCCAGATCACCAGCCATGAGACCAGCGCCGACTTGCCGATGCCGCGCCCGGATGACGTCGCCATCCTGAACGTCTCAAACAAAGCTGCATCTAACCCCGATCCAGCTACGCCGTCTCGGGCGTTATTGGCGCGGATGTGGTCTCGCAGCTCCAGCAGCACCTCGCGCTGCCATACGCGCGGTCCCTCGAAATGCTCCAGCGGCGTGCCGGGCTTACCCCACGGGAACGCCAGCCTCACGAAGGCCAGCGGATCGTCCTTGATCTGCTGGCTCCATAGCGTCGCCATCAGACGCTGTTCGTCCTGCGGTGAGAAGATTGGCGTCTGCAATTGAACCCTCGATTACCCGCATCTTCGCCTCTTCAAGCGCGGCCGTGATGCTGATTGTCTGGTTGACCTCTACGCTGACCGCCTGACGCGCCACCCATCCGTGGGTGTGCTTCAGTATGTCCAGCGCCGCCTTCGTATCCCCCGCCAGCGCCGCTGTGCGCAGCACCCCGGCCATCTCGGCCTCGGCCTCCGCGCGGCCGCGCTCCTCCGCATACTGGGCCATCTGGTCGCGGCTGACCAGCGCGCGATACTCGGCCGGGGTCATGTCCAGCGCAAACGCTAGCGCGTCCCCTTTCAGGCCCAGTTTGGCCGTCTGATAGATTTGCTCCAGACGCGCCTCGGTCGCGGCGATGACGCGCGGTTCGTAAGGTAGGCTAACGAATGTCATAGATTGTTAGATAGCATATCTGTTTGTAGACGCAATAATAAAAATTTTAGCAAAAATTGTTTGCGGACCCTTCGTATTTTTACAAGGAGATCCCAAGGCCGGCCCTCCCCGTCTACAATCACCCAAAGCCCATATGTCAACGGCCAAGAGCAAGAACGAATGTCAACCTGCTCTTGACCGTTTACAAACAGCCAACGCCTAACGGCGATGGGTCAGATTGTCATGCATTGCGCGGCTTACGTGCGCGCAACGGGATATCAGCGTTCGGCGTGTAGATGTATGCAAAGAAGCGCGAGCCGGGGCCTTTGCGCCAGCATATTGCCGCGCTGTCGGGGTCGGGAACGTCAGCGGCTGCTAGCGCGACGACATATGCAAGCGACCAGTCGCCAGCAAGATACCAGTCGAAAGCGGTCGCGACCGCGTGCGTGCGGGAGACGTAAGGCGTGCGGTTAGGCGCGTCATGGGTCATTTGGGTCATTTTGTCATGCCTCCAAAGTCCGTCCAGATTTTTGCAAAAATGCGTTATTTCTAACTTTTGTTTTATAGTGTTTATTTTTCTTAGAGTCAATAAAAAACACAACAATATAACCTATAGCCTCCCAAAGCCCCGCGTTTTCAGGCCCTTGCGATATGTCACCCCCATGACAATCCGTGACAATTTTTGCCAAAACCATGTCAAACAATACTTGACAAGGGCCGCGACCGTGCTAGATTGGCAATATTGTCATCTAAACGGGAGTAACGTAAATGCAAACGATATATCTAGAAGCGAATCAGGTTCCGCCGGCTTTGCGCGGCGGTTATGACGGAAAGAAGTTCGCAGCGCGCGTTGCCGAGTCCGTTTCCGTCCCGTCTGATGCCGGCCTTTGGTCGGGCGGTAGCCGGGACGTTTATACTCTAATCGAGCTCGCGAGCGGCGTGCGTCACCCTATGCCGGGCCAGTCGGCGTCGCCGTTCGATGGCGCGCGGCAAGAGCGAACTGTTACGCTTAAGCCGGGCTTTGCCGTCGTTCGGCATAGCACTTTCTGCGGCAAGGATATGGGGCTTACGTTCTATGTTCACCCCGACAATGCCGCGGCGCTATTGCCAGCTCCGACGGCCGACTTGTCGCCAGTCGAAAGGCTTGTCCTCAAATATACGAAAGAACGCAAGGCGTCCTATAACGGCCGCGACCGTTACGACATGGCGGCCGACGACATGCGTTACGGCGGGAGCGCCATCCGGGCGCTTGGCGTCGAAACTATGCCGACGCGCGATGAATGGGACGCTGCTAAGGCTCTGTTAATTTCTGGCGGCTATCTCAACAAGGCGGGCGCCATCACCGTGAAAGGGAAAAACCATGCTTGACTTTATCATCGACGCCACAATCGCCTCGGTCATTTTAATCCCCGGCCTATGCTACATTTGGAGCTGAAACTATGAAATACACCGTATCGATCCACGAATGCGCCGACGGCGGCGATTTTCCTCACAATTATCGCGCCGCTACCATTCGCGTTGACGCCTGAAAATCACTGGCGCCGGCCATAAACCGGCGCTATCATTCAACATCTATAAACAGGAGACACTAACATGCAGCTCAATATTCGTTTTCTCAAAGCCGCCGCGCTTGCCGTCTCCAAAGAAGAGACGCGCTATTATCTCAAGGGCGTGGCCGTCCAGGCCGACGCCAAAGGTGCATATCTTATCGCGACCGACGGCCATAGGTTGCTCGCGTTTTGCCAGTCGCGCGAGTGCTACGGCGGGGAACCGATCAATATCATAATCCCGGCTGACATCGTCGCCGGCGTAAAACTCAACAAGCACGTTGAAATTGCCGAATTGACGCAAGAGAGCGCCACCCATTGGCGTTTGGACTATGTTGGGACGTCCGTTATTTTTGCGCCGATTGACGGGACGTTTCCCGACTGGCGCCGCATTATCCCGAAAGAAACGGACGGCAAGCCGGCACAGTTCAATCCCGCCTATGTTGGCGATTTCGCCAAGGTTACGAAAGCGCTGGGACAGGGACAGACGGCTTTCGCCTATAACGGCGACGGGCCGGCGCTTGTCACGTTTGGCGACGATATAGACGGATTCGGCGTTCTTATGCCGATGCGAATCAAACGCGAAATACCGACGCGCGCGCCCGCATGGGCCACGGTCTAAAAATCACTGGCGCGGGGCAAAAACCCGCGCTATCATCCAACATTCATGAATAGGGAACGAAACAAATGAACTTACAGGGGCTCAAAGCCGAGTTTCGCCTGACGTATGACGGCGACGACTGGGGCCACGTTATGCACTGGTTTTTTTCAATCGCGGATGAAATTTATTTTAACCGCGATTTTCCTGTTCCGACTGAATGGAAATTCCGTCCGTCGCCGCTGGGGCCGACAAATGACGATGACGACTATACAACGAACTGCGTCCGCGAGGCGGACAATGAGAGCTTGCTCATGTTCGGCAAGATTATGAACCGCGCCGCCAGATTGCTGACGGCTCAAAATCGTAACTATTGAGAGGACAGTAGACTATGATACAGACAGAAAACTATGACCCCCCCGCGCATTGGGCGTGCGCTCTGCTATACGGCGACGAGAGCGGGTTGGAGACGGAGGACTGTGAAGCGCTGGAGGCGTTCACGGCTGACATGATCGCGCAATATGGGCAATGCCTGGCGATAGACGTCAGCGACGAACCTTCGTTTGTAACCTATCACGACGCAAAACCCTATGGCGTTCTCGCGTGCGAAACATTGACGTTCACGTTCGACACAACCCGGAGGGACTGACAATGACAACATACAACGGCTGGACAAACTACGCGACGTGGCGCGTCAATCTTGAAATCTTCGACGGATACGACGCGCGAGACTTTATGTTGCCCCGCGATCCGTTCGACGCGGCCGCAGCGCTCAAAGACATGGCGGAAGAGCTGATCTGCGAACAAGCCCCAGAGGGACTGGCGCGCGACTATGCGCTCGCGTTTATCAGTGACGTTAACTGGCGCGAGATTGCGACGCATATGTTGGAGGACGTGGAATGAAACGATTCGCGACTGTCAAAGAAGGCCCTAACAAGGGAAACCTTATTCGCTCACAAATTGCCGCGCCGGCGCACAAGGTTTCGCCCTTGCCGTGGCAGGAACGCGGCTTGACCTATACCGCGTCGGGTTACGGCGAGCGTATCCCAACGCGCCATATGGTGCGAACGATAGATAGCCGTTGGCGCCGCGTTTACGCAACGTGTTTTTCTAATGCGGCAACGCTCTGGATTATTGAAAACGGCGAGCGTGTCATAGTGGAGCTTCCGCAATGACCAAAGAACAAATGGACGCAATCTGGAACGCGCCCGGCGTGCAAAACGCCGGCCATCTTAACCTATGGGCGCGCGACTGGCGCGGCGACTGGCACGCCAAGCCCGGCGCCCGGCGCGTCCCGGCATGGGACAAGGCGCTCCTGCGCCGCGCGCGGCGCGACCTTCCGAAATGGCACGAAGGATGGAAGAAGGGATATCGGACATGAACATGGAATACACAATCGATGAGCTCGCGCTACTGCCCGGTTGCGCCGCATATGTTTATGGCGTGGCGGACGTCGAATATACGGTCGCGCCAGCCGAACCTGACGTCGGCATTATGCGGCCCTACATCGACGAATTGTGGATCACCGGGATCGCTCTGGACGGCATAGACATGAGCGATCCGGGCCGCCAGCTAGACTCGACCGAACCGCTGTATAAGCTAATCGAAGCGGCCCTGTTTCGCGACGACGCCTTGTCGCACGCATGTCTCGAACACTATGGGGAGCGTGACACATGGGGCGCATGAAAGACCTTGCCCTCGATCTTTCCGAAATGAGTTATGGCGCCTTGCGCGCCATGCTCGATATGGGCGGCGGATTGACGCCTTACGTGCAAGAAGAACTGGAGCGGCGCCATGCCAGTGAAGAACCTGATAACAACCCGCCCGACGGTCGCGAAGATCACCGGCCCGACTGAAATCGAAATAGACGCGCCGGATTGCGTTGTGCGGCTATCGTTCCCGCACGCGGACCGGCGCGCCCTGCACGCCATATGCAAAACCATAAACTTCGCTGTAAGGATGAAAGATGCTAAACATCTTGATAATTGTGATCCTCGAAATCCTGCTGGGGGTAAAATAAATGGAATCCAACAGCCTTAAACTCGCACGCCTGCGCAAGGAACTGATCGACGCGGAATGGAATAGCGACATAGCGCGCATCGACGCCCTGCACCGTGAGATTGCCCGACTGGAATTGATGCTTGAGCTGGGGACGCACTATGACGAACCATTTTGAAGAGCTTCTCGAAGCTTACGGGGCCATCGTCCCGGATTGCCCTACACCCCTACCATGCTACACGGTAAACCGCTCTCTATGGGCTCTATACCGCAAACTGGAACCCCGCGCGATAGAGCATCCAATCTACACCGAAGAAGAGATAGTCCGTCGGATGGACTTGTTGTATTTTTCTGACGGAACCTGTAACGTCTGATGAATACGTTTCCTCCCTGACTGCCCGGCCCTGAAAAGCCGGGCATCTTTTTAGGGGCTCGCATGAACGCGCATGAATATGAAGAACGCCTGAAAGCGCTTCAGCAGGAAGTTACCCGCGCCTATCTCGCTGGCTACAACGAAGCCCGCGACCGCGCGCAGCACACGATTAAATTCGCTATCGACGAGAGCGACAGGCTACGGCGCGCGCTCGAAGAGGCGTTGGCGCACGTCGATGAGGACGGTCGCACACAAATTCTATCGCTATTGCACAAAGGCAAATCAGCAAATCCAGAATCATTTGAGCAGCCTTATCGCCAGAATCGTGACGAATAGGCACACGGGGCCGATCACAAGGTGATCGCCCCACGTCGCCGGCTCGCGCTCGCCGATTCCGGCCGCATCAAGCGCAAAGTCAAGCAGGATCAGCGCCAGCGCTGGCAAACAAAAAATAACGATAGCCTGCCACACGTCAGTCATAACGCCCATCGTCTCACGACGGGCGCATGTTGACAACTGCTATTTGACCAGATTGACCACGTTCACGGGCGGCGCTTCGGGTGCATCCTCCAACAGATCGCGGAGCTGGCTCTTCGTCGCCCCGGCCGCGAGCAGCCAGGGGGCCGCCCAGCACGCCTTTTTGGTCGTGTGACGCGCAGATGCAAGCCGCCCCATGTCGCGCCAGCCGGCCTCCTTCAGGGCGTGCAGGAGCGCTGGTTGCACAACTTTAAAGGTCGCGCCTTGCGGCCGCTTGTCGCTCAGATAATCGACCGCCGTGTGCAGCGGCGAACCCATCACGCCGCGGTCGAAGGGCGCCTTGCGCGCCTCGATCCAGGACACGATCCACGATTCCGCCGACGACATGCCGTGTTCGATCATTGACTGCTTGAAGTCAGTCAGGGGCGGAGCGGCAGCCGGATTGAAGGCGCTCACGTCGCGCGCCAGCAGCCAGCTCGCGATGGCTTCATATCCGCCCGACCGATACCAGTTCCACATGGCGTCGGCCTCGCGGATCGGCATACGGTCCGCATAGGACCATATGCAAAACCAGCGGCGGTCTTGCGACGGCAGCGTGATCGGCACAGGATCGTTCGTGAAGGCCAGCACGAAGACGCGGTTCAGCGCTTCATAGGGGTGCAGGCTCTTGCGGTTGACGGTCAGGGTCTCCGGTGGGGCGGCAATGATCGGCTTAAGCCGGTTGGCGAGCGCCCGGCGCTCCTTGGCCTCCGGCTCCCGTAACTCGTTCAGGATCAGGATTTCGCTTTCCAGCGCGTAACCCCACTGGCCCGCGAGCCCGTCGGAATCGATAATCCCGCGGTTCTTCAGGAACGGCCCGCACACGGCCCAGATAAACGGCGCCCAGAGCGTATCCTTGCCGCAGCCCTCGTCGCCGCCGTGCAGCACGGCATGGTTGATCTTGACGTTCGGGTTTGAACCTTGAAGGCCATAACGTCGAGGACGTGCCGGCGCTCGTCATCGTCGGGGAGCAGCACGGCCACATGGTCCAGCCACCTGGTGACGTCGCCCTTATGCGCTTCCATCCACGCCGCCGTGTCGCAGCCCTCGACAGGGCGGGACGGGCGCGCATTAACCCATTTGTTGCCATACACGAGCCCGTCGCGGGTGACGATCTCGGTCTCGCCCGGCGCGTAGGTGATACCG